ACAACATAGTCTTTTGATGTAGCGTGTGTACCTGACGTTGGTGGATTAGGTAATCCTGTTACCTCATTACTACCCATTGTTATGTTACCTGCCATCGCACCACCTGCTTTAGGTAACTTTGTACCTATCATCGTAATAAGATCGCCTGTAACTGTTCCACTACCTACAATATCTTCTATTTCTTTAAGAGTGTCGAAAGCAGCAGATACGCCAGGACCTTTTAAAGTATCGATTGCATCATCTACATACTGTTTTGTTGTTGCATCTCCAGGATTAACAGGTGCAGTAAGATTAATAATAGTATTTGTAGTTCCTGTAGCTGCGTTCATATTTAACTGACCATCAACAGTAACATTGTTAAAAGTAGATGTGCCTGTAGAAGCTGTGACGTTTCCTGTTACATCTCCAACTATATCACCCACAAAATTAGTATTAGCAGTTATCGTAGTTCCTGTAATAGCAAGGGCTACTGCATTACCTATAACTGTATTATCTATTGTACCACCATTAATATCGACAAAAGGTAGTGTGGCAGTATTACCAGCTCCTGTGTTAAGAGTAGTAAATGTACCAGCGGCTGGTGTGTTACCACCTATTGTTGTTCCATCAATAGTTCCACTATCAATATCAACATTACTCTGTATTCCTGATGCAGATTGTAAGGATATCTGTTTCCAAACTGCTGCAGAACCTGTACTATCAGAACATATATATAGTAAGGTAGAACTTGTGTTGTACCACAAAGAACCTACTGCATATCCTTGAGTAGTATCATCACTAGCACCAGGAACAGTAGTAGCACTAAAATTATTTTTACCCCCACTTCCACCATGTGTAGCAGGTAAAAACCCAACGATTGATGTTGATAGATTTATTTTAGGACCTTCTCCTACAGACGAACCATCGTGAGTATGTCCACCTGTAACATCCATCGCATCTCTTAATTTATTAAATTCTGCGTCAAGAGGTGCTGCTGTTATATCTTGTCCTGTAACAATCTGTAATGCTGACTGTCTTACATATCCTGTCATTTAATTTCTCCCAGAAATAGAAAACTCATATACAATACCTTGTATAGAATGTGGTGCATAATTACCTAGTGTAGCAAAAGTAGTCCTTGCTGCAAATCCTGATCCCTCTATATCAGTCACAAAAATAGGTTTTGTATTACCACCATACACAACATTTGTTCCACCATATTCAATATTAGGATCGTTATACACAACAGGAGCGCCGCTAGATTGATCATCATAACTAACAGGTACAGGAGTGTTATCATCTCCCCAATCGTAGTTAAGTGATATATTCATAGTTAAAGGTCCTTCTGCACGTATAAATGTATTTACTTTTCTAAAAACTTTTCTAACCTCTGTATCTCCAAAGTCTAAATAAGGAGTAGAGTACAAAGCTAATATATTTTCACCATCAAAAGTATTTCCTTGTTCTTGTCTATACACTCTACCATCGTAGTCGCCATGTATTACATACTCTTCTGCACCAACAAAACCACTAGTACAACAACTAGCCCTTATTCCGTATAGTTCTCCAAACTCCCAACCAAGTTGCTGATCACTTGTTCTTAAACCCCCTATAATTCCGAAACTACTTGCAACAGGTTTTGTAGAATCTCCTATAAAATATCGTAACTGAGTTTTTCCTCTTACAACTAGCCCATTCAAAGTACTTAAATCAAATTGAGAGGGCAAATTTGACAATACTCTTTGTATAGGCTTACTGATAGAACTTATTTCTACGTCACCAATTCTCGAAGTACCTGAAACCGGGCGTACTCCATCTGGAGAAAGAAATACTAGATCTCCACCTAGCTCTAACACAGAATCTGCAGCTATACAACCAACATTGTTAGTTACGTTGTCTAATTTAAATCCTGATGTAATATCAGGTGCTATCTTTTTTATTGAATTAGAACCAAATACAAATATGTTATCTCTAAAAGGTTTAAATTGTACAACTTTAAAACCTATGTTACTTTGACCTGCTCCACTTGCCGCTGTCCAATCGTGTGATGCATTAGGAGAGGAATAAGCAACTACGGCTTCACTAGAAGAGTCTGCACTTATAAATAGATGATTTTTAAATACATCTATAACTGAAGGAGCGGATAGAGCTTGAGGACCTCCATATGAACCTGTAGTTCCTGACCCACCTGTAGTAATCTGATTCCAATTTGTTCCATCAAAGACGATAGCTGGATTTACACCATCAGCAAAAGCTATTTGATTGCCAGCTCCAAAATTATAAACAACGTGACGTACCTTAGTTACGTTTGTGCTTGTAAGAGTTGGAGTTGTATATCTTTGCCAACCAACGCCTGCTACAAACTGAAAGAAACTATATGTAGCTGATCCTACATCTTTTCTAGCGGCTATAATTGTATCTATCCCTGTACTAGGATGCCTGTAGATAGCTAAACCTAATACTTTTCCTTCTGAAGCTGTTCCACTAGGATCTACAACTTCTGAGTACAGAGGATGTAATTTTGAAAAACCATTGATTCGTCTATAACCACCAAATAGACTAACTTCATAATTAATTAATCTAGTAGCAGATCCTGGTTTGTCGTCTGATAAAGCTAAATGATTTTCAGTAGTATCTAATCCACCAACACATACAACTTTATACGATTCTATTTTTTCTGGCATTACGCATTAAAACCATTAAATAAAGTAGTCATATTACTCTGATTTATTCTTGTATCTCTGATACTTTCAAATTGATTAATAAGAATAGATTGCATATTCTTAATACCTTTTTCAAATAATACTTGAGCTAACTGAGCAGCTTCACCATTATCTTTGAACATATACATCTCAACCATAGCACCATCTACAATAACATTATCATACTGACTAGGAATCCTAGTAGTATCATTATATGCTGATAATGTTTGTTGATTTCTAAAATATCTGTATTTGATATTATAGGCTTTATCAGGAGAAGGAGTTAAGCCCCATCCTGTGCCATGTGAGGGAAAAACATAAATAGGTACACCTCTTCCTGATGTAGAAGAAGCGTCATCTAAATCTCTATGTTGTTGAAACCATTGATTCGTTGATATAAAAACTAGTTTTGTAAAAGAAGAGCCAAGTGATGCACTCTCTTGTAATTGAAACGAATCCCATTCAGGAACTTTTAGATCAGCTGGCCAAGAATATTCTTCTTGTCCAACAAGTAATGTTTGTGTGTATTCTGCGGCATTAAACGGCCAAGAATACTCTGCTTGATTTATTTTAGCAATAGAATTTCTTACACAATCTTTTACTAGGGATTGTATGCCCCTAGCAGAAGCAAAGGCAGAAATATCTATTTCCACCTCATTAAATCTTCTTAATACAGTATTACATATACTGATAAATGTAGATCCCATAGTGTATCCTCTTTATAAGAGGGGATGAGTTTCCCCACCCCCCCTAAATAGATGACTTCTAAGCAATACCTGCGGAAGTTGTAGCTGTGAGATCTACTAAGATCGCCCAAGCTCTTATCTTACCACTTGTAACTGCCCCACCTGACAAGGTAGCAAGTGTGATATCTAGAGTATCTGCAGCTTGACACACAATACTAGGTGTACCCGCTGTAGGTACTTGTGACATTGTACCTGCTGTGACACTAGATGAAACATCCATATCGTCAATGAAAGCATCAGCATCTGCTGATGTTCCCATATCTATAGTGAATGTTGCTCCATCTGTTGCAGTCATAACTTCTACTCCTGCTGACATAATCATAGTCTTAGCTGGAATATCCAATGAAAGTACAACATCACCTGCAGTCAAAGCACCAGCAGGATCACGATTAGCTAGTGCTGTTGCTAGATCTACAGTAGATTCAGCCATGTAAGGCATACCTCTACCATGTCGAGAAGGTTGAAGACCAGCGTTAATACCGGTTGCTACGTCTGAACTAGGCATTTTTCACTCCCCCCCTATGCTGCTGAGTTGTAGTTTGCTGTAAAAATAGTTTCTGGACGTAGGATCTTCCTGCCGTACATTAACATACCTCTTACAACATCTGCGAAAGTATCTGGAGATCTGAAAGATTCAGTCTTATTGATTTGTGTTGCAGTTGCAACAGCAGAATCATGTCCAGCTACCACTATACCATATGAATGCTCTGATCCTGTGTCAGAAATATTAGCAGGACCATTATTTTTATATGGCAAGTTGTTTGATTTATGGATTCTAAATCCTCTAACTTTTGCTGAGGATAATTTTCCATTGCGTAAAGTGTCCACGCCATTACCAGACATAAAATCCGAATTGATGAATTTTGAATCTTCATCCATTAGAATTTCATAAAAAACTGGGTCAGCAATAAACCAACGTCCTTCTTGGTCTACATTGGCTTGATCCATCAATCTAGCAATTCTGTTAAGAAGAGCTAAAGGAGATGTAATCGGACCTGCACCACCACCAGCTTTAATTGGTATGGATGTAAAATCATCATTACCACTATTTGTGCCTGAAAGACTAGATCCATCTGCTGAACCTGCCAACTCTGAGCCACCAAAGTTAGTAATACGTAACTTATTAGCGTCTAAAAGTTCGTCAGCTCCTGCTGATTCATTAGCTTTCGTGCCATGTACAGTAGTATTAGGTGTCCACGTTCCACTATTATTTACCCATCCTGACATATAGCCAAGTACGTTAGCGTCATACTCATCTTTTAGCTTATAAGCTGCTCGATCAGTTGCTAATTCTTGGAAATTTACGTGTGAATGGTTAGCTTCAATATCATCAACTGCAAATTGAAAATATGAAGCCTGATCTACGACAAGACTGAAATCTTTGTCAGTAATTGTTTGAGTGGCTAATTGTGTGCCTCTCGCATAATCGCTGACAGTAATATCAGGCTCTTTAATAATGCGAACAGAATCGCCCATGTTGGAAATTTCCCCGAAGTAGTCGGTATTTGTACAACCATCTACAACTGAGCTTTTCCTGAAAGCCTTCTGAACCCTACGACTATAAATCGTAGGAGAAAAAGCTCCATTTGGAAGATTCCCATAGTTCGCTGCTTTTGGGAATGCCATTTTAGATTCTCCTCTAAATTTAGCGTTTCAGAAAGTCAGAAAAATACAAAAGAGGCAGAGTATAAAGGTTGCAATAGAAATCTAATGGGCTTTATGGGTTCTGGTAGTCTTGTTGTCTTTATTCTGATAGGTTAAGTGAGAGGTAGACACAATTAAGTGTGGCTCTCATGTCATACAATTATAACAATAATTAATTATTATTACAATAGCATTTATTATCTAGCCGCTCCAGAAAGATCATACAAAAATTTTCCTTCTTTCATTGCGATAGAAATCTTTTCTTCGTGTTCCTCATATTCTTTGTCAGACATTTTTTCTACCTGACTTTCACTATATGCCATGCCTGTAGCTCCTGATGGAGAAACTCCTGAAGTTCTTCCTATCGATTGAGCGGCATTTTGGGATTTCTTAGAAACTATTTTTAGGTCAGCTTTATATAAATCTATAGCTCTAGCTGCTGCTCTAGCATCATTTGTATTTTTATATAAAGAATCTTGTACCCATTGAGGTTGTAGAGCTACCCAATCGTGAAAACGTGAGTCAGCTCGTATTCTATCAAAATCAGGATGTAATCTTTTTAATTCGCCTTCTGCTTTATCCTTTTCTATTTTCTTTTCCATTTGCTGTAAGGATTGTAGTTTTTTCTCTCCTACTGCCAAAGCCTCATTTGCCCTTTTCTGAGCAATCGTATCTATTATCTTAGCTACTTCAGGATATTTAGAAGACCAATTTTTTATTTCCTCATCTGTTTTTGGAAATTTAATTTGAGATCTAGTTGCGTTAGCCAACTGAGATTTTAATTGTTGAATCTCCATATCTTTAGTATTTTGTATGGAACGCAAGTGATTTCTAATATCACCATACCTTTTTTTATAAGTAAGCTCTTCAGCATCTAGTTGTTCTGTAGCAGATTCAGCCGGTTCTGGCTTTGTTTCATCTTCTACATCATATTGATTTTGATATTTTACCATATTTTACTCCTTTGGGGGCGACAAAGTTGTCTAGCTTACTGCTAGGGGTTTGTGGGTAGCCCAAAGCCACAAATTACGCTTTTTTCTTTTCTTCCTCAACTTTTACTTGAGCAAGTTCAATGACATTTCCTTCGGGTGTTTTGATTTCCTCTTGTAACTTTTGTTCC